ATTCATTCACCGGTAAACTTCCACGAAACTTAAAGATGGATTATAGCTGGGCATGGTGCGCATGTACATGGTCAGCAGACGCAATTAAGAATGGCTATACAGCTATTATGCCAATTGAGATTAGTTGTGGAGAGCTGATTGAAGCAGCAAAGGAAATGGGATGCTGGCAGGAAAACGATGCATACGTGGCAAAACCTGGTGATGGAATTTTGTATGACTGGGATGACTCTGGAGTTGGAGACAACACCGGTTGGCCAGACCATGTTGGAGTTATTCTGGAGACGAACACTGCAGCCGGATACTTTGTTGTTGGTGAAGGTAATTATTCAGATTCTGTTAAGAAACGGACTATCTCCATTAATGGCAAATACATTCGAGGATTTATCACGCCGAAGTACGATGACGATACAGTAAGTGCACCTGAATTACTTCCGGGCAAGACAGTTACAGAAGTTGCAAGAGAAGTAATTGCTGGTACATGGGGTACAGGCGAATCACGTAAAGTTCTTCTGGAAGCTGCCGGATATAACTATACCGAGGTACAGAAGTGTGTAAATGAGATTCTTAACGGAAGTGTTTCAACCACATCCACCGTTACAGAATCTTACAGCAAGAAAGTAACCGCAACCTGCGCAGCAAAGAAATCAGATAAGGCACTTGCCGGTACATATGTAACGACAGCCAATCTTTATTTGCGTAATGATGCGGGAAGCAATAAGAAAGCACTTTGTCTGATTCCGAAAGGAACGTCTGTAAAGAATTACGGATACTATAACGAGTTCGACGGTACAAAGTGGCTGTACATTCAGGTGACTCTTGATGGAATCCTTTACACAGGATTCAGCTCCAGTGCGTACCTGAAGAAAAAGTAGGAGAAATTCAAAATGGGAGTAGTTTTTAAGCATAGAGGAGACTTCAAGAAGATTGAGAAGTTTTTCCGTAAGATGTCCAAAGAAGATTATCTGCAGATAATGGAGAGATACGCTCAAAAGGGAGTAGATGCTCTTGCTTCAGCTACTCCGATTGACTCTGGAGTAACCGCCAATTCCTGGGGATACGAGATTGTGCATGAAGGAAAAGGGACCACTATATATTGGAGAAACTCCAATGAGAACAAAGGTGTAAACATAGCTTTGATTCTTCAGTATGGTCACGGCACAGGCACTGGTGGTTATGTTCAGGGGCGAGATTACATAAATCCGGCTATTCGTCCGGTATTTGACAAGATGGCAGAAGAGATATGGGAAGAGGTGACCTCAGCATGAGTAGCGTTGATCAGAGAATTGTTGAAATGCAATTCGAGAACAAGCAGTTTGAAAAGGGGATTAAGGAAAGTGTAACATCTCTTGACAATCTGAAAAAAAGTTTGAAACTCGAAGATTCCGTAAAAGGATTAGAGAATCTCGACAAAGCTGCAAAGAGTGTTTCACTTTCTACAATTTCAGATGGAATTGATCAAATTTCAAGCAAGTTTACAGCACTAGGTATCATCGGGGTCACTGCTCTTCAGAACATTACTAATTCCGCTATTAACACAGGAAAACAGTTGGTATCGTCGCTGACTACTGACCAGATATCATCAGGATGGGATAAGTACAACCTTAAAGTAGAGGGTGTCCAGACCATCATGGCGGCCACTGGAAAAACAATCGACGAGGTTAGTGGTTCTCTGGAAAAGTTGAACTGGTTTACAGATGAGACCAGTTACAATTTCACAGACATGGTTTCGAACATTGGTAAGTTTACTTCTTCCGGTGTTGACTTGGATACCGCGGTAACTTCTATGGAAGGTATTGCAAACTGGGCAGCAGTGTCTGGTGTTAATGCTACCAAAGCGTCCAGTGCCATGTATAATGTCTCGCAGGCGATTGCAGCCGGCGCGATGAAATTGCAGGACTGGAAATCCATTCAGATGCTGAACATGAATACACAGGAGTTTCAGCAAACGGCAATTGACACGGCGGTATCAATGGGTACCTTGACCAAATCCGGAGATGATCTGTATACAACACTGGAAGGAAATAGCTTTAGTCTGTCTCAGTTTGCAAATGAATTATCTGACGGATGGTTTAGCAGTGACGTATTAGTTGCCACACTTTCAAAATACGGCGAGTATGCCGATGCTATTTACGAAATTTCAGATTCTTATGATACCTGTTCGGAAGCCATGGCAAACTTCGATGGCGAAGGAATGGAACTGGGAGAAAAAGCTTTTAAAGCAGCCCAGGAAGCGAAAACATTCGGAGACGCAATCGACTCGGTTAAGGATGCAGTAAGTACCGGATGGATGACGACATTCGAATTGATATTTGGTAACTACGAAGAAGCAAAAGTTCTTTGGACTGATCTGGCTAACGAATTGTACGACGTCTTTGCTACAAGCGGAAACAATCGTAATGAGATTCTTTCCGAGGCTATGAACAGTAACTGGGACAAGCTGGTAAGCAAGATTAACGATGCCGGTATATCGAGTGAAACATTCCAGAAGAAATTGGAAGATACACTGACTGAAAGTGGAAAAGATGTTGATCAATTAGTCGAGAAGTATGGATCTCTGGAAGAGGCTTTCACCTCAGGTGCATTATCTACTGATTACTTGCAAAAGGCGGTTGATGGACTGTCCAAATCTGTGGTAGACCTGTCTGATATTACGGACCTGCTTCGATGGGGTTCCACTGGGGACGACGTTAAGAAGATACAGGAAGCCTTAGACAATTTAGGGTATGATCTTGGCAGTTATGGAATAGATGGCATTATTGGTAATTATACTCAGGCTGCTATTAAATCTTTCCAGGAAGCCAACGATTTGATTGTTGACGGTATTGTTGGACCTCAAACAATTGCTGCTTTACAGAGTGCTTCTGAGAGCACTGAAGAATTGAATCTCGATGTACAGGATTTAATTTCCTCTATCACGGATTTAGGTGGTAGAGATCTTCTTATTGAATCACTTTGGAATGCTTTTCATGGATTGGTAAAAGTTATTGATACTGTGAAAGAAGCATCGTCTGAAATCTTCCCCCCAATGACAGCCGAACGTCTGTATAACATTATTGAAGGTATTCATGAATTTTCAGAAGGTCTTATCATGAGCGATGAGACTGCGGACAAGCTGAAACGAACTCTTAAAGGTGGGTTTGCAGTATTAGATATTGGTATACAAGCCATCTCTGCGATTGTAGGTGGTATAAAAGATATCATCGAAGCTGTTTCACCTGCCGGAAATGGATTTTTGAGTTTTACAGCCAACATTGGCGATTGGCTAGTTGGACTGGATGAGTCTGTCCGAGAGTCACAGATATTTGTAAAGGCTATTCAGTCTATAACCAGTAAACTGAAAAGCGGTGCAACAACTGTAAAGACGAATGTAATCGGTGAAGAACGATATGCTAAAGCCACAGAATATATTGTTCAGATTCTTAATAAACTCGGTGTTGCTTATGACGAAGCAAAGGTAAAAGCAAAAGAGTTTATGGCTAGTCTTTCAGAGAATGAGTATGTTCAGAAACTTATTTCCTATTTGACGGATTTGAAAGACGAAGCCATTGATAATATTATTGATGGTTTAGAGAAACTGGCGACACTGAGTCCTGCTGAATTATTGAACGACTTTCTTTCATTTTTAGATAAAGGTAAAACCAAGGTCGAAGGATTTGTCGATACTATCAAAGAAAAAGGGTTATCTGGAGCACTTGACATGTTGGCGAGTGGCTTAGAAAAACTGAAAGAATTTGGCGGTGGAGTGTTAACCGATGTTGGAGATGGTCTTGGATTACTGGGTGAAGCTATTGGTAAATTCCTAGACGGTATACATCCTGGATCTATATTTGTGTTGGCTAATGCCATTAGTGTGCTTTTAGCAGTATTGGCAGCCAGAAAAGTAATGAGTAGTGCATCTAAATTAATGGATACACTTAGAAGTGCAATTAGTGGTTTTTCTGGTTCGAACGAAACATCCAAAATTGAACAGCTTGCAAATGCAATAGGAACACTAGCTTTAGCACTTATATTTTTATCTCTCATGGATCAAGAGAAGCTGAAAAGTTCTGCTATCATTCTTGCATCTATGGTTGCTGTGATTGGTGTTCTTGTTGGAACATTAGGCGTATTATCTAAACTGGAAAAAATCAGTGATTTAGAGTCAATCAGTAAAGGTATTTTGGAAGTATCGGTATCGATTGGAGTATTGGCCTTAGCGCTAAAACTGATTTCCACTATGACATTCGGAGATATAGCCGTGTCATTGACAACACTTGCTCTTGTGATTGCCGGCTTAGGAACGGTTGCAGTTTTAATGACCAAGTATGGCGTACAGCTTGAAAAAGGAGCATTATTCCTGGTTGGATTTGCGGCTGCTGTATACATATTAGTTGGAGCGTTGAAAAAAATAGACAATATAGATCCGAGTCTCAATTCGGTGATGAAACTTGAAGCTATTATGGTTGGGCTTGGTGTAGCTGCAAAATTAGCTTCCGGAATAAAATTCACATCTGGTATGGGTGTACTGGCATTAGTAGTAGCCATTCGCGTTCTGGTTGGGTCATTAAAGGCTATTGCTAAATTGGACCCAAATCTTATTGCTGATAACATTGGTTCATTTGTAGAAGTATTTGGCACATTGGTTATATTATTGATGGGCTTAAAAGCAGCCGGTGAAAATTCCTTAAAAGGTGGTCTTGGAATACTGGCTATATCAGTTGCATTAGAGGTTATTACTGATGTTATTGAACGTCTTGGAAAGTTGAGCGGTAAGGTTGCTGGTCAGGGTACCGTCGTAGTTTCTGTATTAATGCTTGTATTCGGCATCATAGAAGTATTATCGAAGTTTGTCGGTGCCAATGCGGTAAAAGCTGGTATTGGTTGTGTTGCGATGGCTGGGGCTATTCTTTTATTATCACAATCTGTAGAATCTCTTGGAAACTTAGATCCCGATACAGTACATCAAGGTGTATTAGCAATTGCTGAATTAGGTGCTATTCTTTCTGGAATGATGGTACTTTCAAAATGGTCCTCAGGAGGTGGCAAAACTGCCATTGCATTGACGGTTGCTGTAGCGGCTTTGGCAGCATGTTTATACATGTTAACTATGATTCCGGATCAGAGTGCATTAACGAATGTATCGAAGTCATTAGCTATTGTGATTGGTGCATTTGCGTTACTCACGGCGGCGTCTGGATTAGCTGGAAAATCAGTCGGTACAATTCTTATTATGACGGTTGCTCTTGCTGGTGTATCTGTTATGCTTGGCGTGCTGTCAGGACTACCAAATGCTGACAGTATTCTTCCAATAGCGGAAGGATTATCTCTGGTATTGACGGCTATTGCTGCAGCGGCATTGATTTGCAGTAATATTGATACCGGAAATATTACCACAGCATTATCCAGCATTGGATATTTGGATTTGTTTATAGCGAACGTGACTGCAGTAATAACCGCTCTTGGTGCGTTAAACGATTATATTGGCGGAGATACCTTATCTTCCTGGATGAATGGTGGAGCTGAAATACTTGGTACTGTTGGTACTGCAATCGGCAACTTTATCGGTGGAATCATTGGTGGATTTGGCGATAAAAGCGGAATTGGCAGTATGCTATCTGGAGTCGGTCAAAGTTTATCAGACTTCGCAACTGATGCAGCAGAGTTCTTTACTACAGCATCAACCATTGATCCAACTGCAGCTACAGGCGTTGAAAGTATGGCAAAAGCGATACTGGCAATTACCAAAACAGATGTGCTGAAAGGTCTCACAGATTGGTTTACAGGTGGTAATGCGATTGATGAGTTTTCAGCAGGTATTGCAGCTTTAGGAAAGGGATTAAAGAATTATGCAGATTCCGTTTCTGGACTAGATACCAGCGGAATAGATGCATCTGTTGACGTTGCTGAGAAGTTAACCGCGGTGGCAAAAAAACTTCCAAACGAAGGTGGGCTGATCAGTAAGTTGATTGGCGATAACAGTATCGGACAATTTGGTTCTGAACTAAAACAGTTAGGGACTGGATTGAAAGATTATGGCGACTCTGTTTCAGGTATTGATACCAGTGGTCTTGATGCATCAGTTGATGTTGCCGAAAAGTTAACTTCCGTAGCAGAAGCTGTCCCCAATGAAGGTGGACTTATCAGTAAATTGGTTGGTGAAAACAGTATTGCTAAGTTTGGTTCTGAATTAAAGCAATTAGGAACTGGATTGAAAGATTATGCTGATTCAGTAAGCGGTATGAAAACAGATGGTTTACAGAGTGCAATAGACGCTGCAACCGATCTTGCTGAACTCGCAGAAATCTTACCTAATACTGGTGGTGTTATTTCGTGGTTTACCGGTGATAACGACTTAGCTGATTTCGGAGACGGATTACAACAGTTCGGAGATGCTTTCAATCAATACTATGCCAGTGTGTCTGGGATTGATGTTGGTAAGTTATCTAACATCACGACACAGCTCGGACGTATGGTAACTGTTATCGAGAGTATGTCATCTGTCGGATACAACTCTACAAACGGTATTACAGATGCTCTGTATAAACTTGCACAAACAAAGTTTTCGGACTTCGTAGACGGATTCGAGTCAGGTATATCAGACGCAGAAGTTTCTGGTGAAAAATTCGGAGAGGCTCTTGCGACCGGCATTAAGACATCACTTGCTGATTTCGATGATACCATTCAAACAGTAGGCAAATCGCTGATCATAGCTTTCTTCACATCAATGACCGGAGAAATTCAAAATGACCAGTTAGAGCTTATAACTGCATTTACTGCAGCATTTGCTTTGGCATTACAGGCTGGTCTAACAGCTATCGACGAATCAAGATCCAGATATAAGTATGCTGGCAGTAGTCTGGCAGAAGCGATGATATCCGCGATTCGGTCAAGATATTCTGGATTCTATTCTGCAGGTGCATACGTCGTACAGGGATTTGCACAAGGTATCAGCTCTAATCGTTCTACTGCAATCACAGCCGCATCAAATGTAGCAACCGCAGCTCTAAAGGCAGCAAACAGTGCTTTGGGTATCAATTCCCCATCCAAAGAGTTTGCTAAGGCTGGTATGTATTCCGATTTGGGATTAGCCAAAGGTTTAATTGATTATTCGGGAAATGTAGAAGATGCCAGTGTATATGTTGCAGATATGACACTGTTGGCTATGCAGAATGCAATCAGTCGTGTTAATCAGGTTCTGGAAAGTGACATGGATACCAGTCCGGTTATTCGCCCAGTAATTGACGTGACTGATTTATCATCCGGTATAACTCAGGTAAACGGCATGTTTGCAGCTAACCCCATCTGGAGTTATGGAGGAATCAATGAAATAGCATCTGCTATGAGAAACAAAGAAATCAGAGCTGAGAACGATGATGTTGTTTCTGCAATAGATTCCCTTAGAAGAGACATCGCTAATTTACAAACCAATTCCTATCATATAGGAAACATTACATATGACGACGGTACAAATGTAGCAGACGCAATAGAATCTTTGATTCGAGCAGCAAGGATAGAAAGGAGAGTATAGGATATGGCCATTAATGTCACCAACATTAAAATTAAGTTAGAGACGGGAAGCAGTGACATATATCTAGCTACATGGGAATTTAACGCTACGCAACAGACAGCAACAAGTTCCACTTTTAAGGCTGGTGATTTGGTTTCTATAGCATCCGGAGCTACCTATTATAATGGTGTATCTGTTCCGTCCTGGGTAATTAGCCAAAAATGGAAGATTGTGGAAGTAAGCGGTGATCGTGCTGTTCTTGGTCAGAACGAAGCTGGAACAAACAATATTAACAGTCCGATTAACGTAAGCTTCCTATCTTCGGATAGTTCTTCCAGTGGAACTGTAATCGAATCTGGTACGTTGGACCATTATACTGTTAAGTGGCAGTATTACACAGGAGATAATGTCTGGCTTGATGGTGATAGTTCGGATACAGACGGTGATACGAAATATTCGACATACAATGCACCATCAAATGCCATTCAGATTCGTGTTACTGTAACTCCAGTATCAACCACCCATACCGTAAATGATGAGGAAGTTTCATACTGGACCGGTACAGCAGCAACCAAAACATATTCTCTGGACAGTGATCCACCTGATACACCTCCGGTTCCAACCGTAACGATTGAGAACTATACGTTGACGGCTACCGTTGATAATATTTCTGATTCGAAAACGGAAGAAATACAGTTTGAGGTTTATCGGGTAAACAAGAAGATAAATTACGGTTCTGCGAAAGTTATTACAAGACGAGCCGTTTATACCTGTACCATAACCCCAGAAAGTGATTATCGTGTTCGATGCCGAGCTTTAAATATTGTTGGCTCTGCAAGAAAGTGGTCTGAGTGGTCCGACTTCTCAAGTAGTGAAAGCACGATACCACCAGCCGTAGAATCGATTGAGACTATCAAGACACTATCAGAAACTTCTGTATATTTATCCTGGACTAAAGTAAAGAACGTTACCGGATACGAAATTCAGTATGCAACAGAAAAACGATATTTCGATAGCTCGGATGCGGTACAAAGTTTAACAGTAGAAGCAAATGTCGGACATGCTGAGGTAACTGGCCTTACATCCGGAACACGTTATTACTTCCGAATGAGGGCAGTGAATGACAAGGGTGGTTCTGCATGGACGGACTTTGTACATATTTCGGTTGGTAAGAAACCTTCTGCACCAACCACCTGGTCATCTACATCGACGGTTACTTCGGGCAACATTTTATATTTGTACTGGGTACACAATTCTGAAGATAATTCCAGTCAGACAAAAGCAGAACTGGAATTGACTATAAACGGTGTAACACAGACCCTCACCATCCAGAACACAACGGATAAAGATGAAGCGGACAAGACCAGTTCCTATACAATAGATACTTCTCAGTATACGGAAGGAACCACTATCTTATGGAGAGTCAGAACCGCCGGTATCACAACGGTATTTGGTGAATGGTCTGTGCAAAGGAGAGTAGATGTATATGCTCCACCGACGTTGGAGATTGATGTTACAGATTCATCGAATAATTCTATTTCCGTGTTGACATCGTTACCTCTTTGTATTACCGGTGAAGCATATCCAAAAACTCAGAAACCGATTGGGTATTATATTGAGATTACCGCAGAAGAAAGCTACGAAACCGTAGATAACACGGGACAGACAGTACGTGTATCAAAAGGTGATTCTGTATATTCTGGTAATTTCGATATAACGACAAATCTTTCTGTAGAATTATCTGCCGGTGATATTTCCCTTTCAAATGGAATTTCATACAAAATCACTTGCACAGTCTCTATGAACTCCGGATTAACCGCTGAAAGTTCTTATGAGATTGAGGTAGAATGGAGTAGCAGTTTCTATACTCCGAATGCCGAGATTGCTCTCGATAAGGACACCTATTCTGTGTTTATTCATCCGTATTGTATCGACTCTGGGGAATCAAACCTGGAGCCTATTGGGGATGTATTACTGTCCGTATACCGTAAAGAGTTTGACGGTAGCTTTACAGAGATTGCTTCAGACTTGCAAAACTCCATGAATGTTTTTGTAACAGACCCGCATCCGGCACTGGATTATGCTCGATACCGAATCGTTGCGAAATCGAAGACTACCGGTATTATTACCTATCATGATATTCCGGCATACCCGGTAAGGGGAAAAGAAGTCATTATCCAGTGGGATGAAGAATGGTCCTCGTTTGCAACATCTGAGGAAGGAACCTTGAGTGAACAACCATGGAACGGTTCGATGCTGAAATTACCATACAACGTAGATGTCTCTGACAATTTCAGTCCAGATGTTTCTTTGGTGGAATACGTAGGACGTTCACATCCAGTTTCCTATTATGGAACACAAAAGGGTTACACTTCCACTTGGAACATGGACATCGTGAAAAGAGATAAAGAGACACTGTATGCGTTACGACGGCTCGCCTCTTACATGGGGGATGTGTATGTGAGAGAACCGTCCGGAAGTGGATATTGGGCGAATGTTGCCGTATCGTTTCAGCAGACTCATTGTGAGCTGGTAATACCTGTAACATTGACAATAACCAGGGTCGAGGGAGGTGTTTGATATGCCGGATTGGACAAAATCCATGATTCAAACATTTGACTATTACATAGTTGACCCCGCGACATGGAAAAACGATAGAAAAATCAACAATGTTATTTCGTGCACCATTAACCGAGATTCCGATGCAGAAACTCTTGGTTCAGCAACAATCGACATTTCAGAAGATATTGACGAGTGTTACATAAGGGCACAGCTTACCACAATTCAAAATGGTGTTGAAGAACATCATGTTCTTGATACCTTTCTTGTACAAACACCAAACTCCAGTTTCAACGGTAAGTATAAGACTTTGTCCGCAGATGCTTATACGCCATTATTGGAGCTGAAAGAAAATGCACCTCCGCTTGGGTATTCGATTCCTAAGGATTACAACATCATGGAGTATGCATCTCTCTTAACTGATGAACATTTACGAGCACCGGTAGTAAAAGCCGTATCGGATGAAAAGTTGTCGAGCGACTTTGTTGCCAATGTAGACGATAAATGGTTGTCTTTTATATCTGATCTGATTTCCAATGCTAAATTCGAATTAGGTTTGGATGAATTGGGGCGTGTTCTGTTTTTGCCAAAACAGGATATTGCCTCTTTACAGCCAGTCTGGACATATGACGAAAACAACAGTTCTATTCTCTATCCCGATGTTTCTATGGAACAGGATTTATACGATATCCCTAATGTGATTGAAGTAATCTATTCCAGCAGTAATGGATATTTGTATGGACGAGCTGTCAACGATGATTCCAATAGTCCAACATCAACCGTGAATCGAGGACGTGAGATTGTTGAACGTATCAGTGATCCAGATTTAGCTGGGAATGCAACAAGTGCACAAATTCAGGAATATGCAGAACAGACCCTACGAGACCGGTCGGCCGTGGAATGTTCTGTGACTTATTCTCATGGTTACTGTCCGGTCCGACTTAATGATTGTGTTCGATTGAATTATCCGTCATTTGGATTGGTCAACATCAAAGCTAAAGTGGTTAGTCAGTCAATTGAATGTACACCGGGATGTAAAGTAACCGAAAAAGCAGTATATACGAAAGAATTATGGGGGTGATGTGTTGTGGCCTTATCAAACGAGTTAATTACCAGATTCGTTAAAACTACAAAGGACACTACCGAGCAGGCGTCAGATACCACTATGTACGGTACTATCGTGGACCGAAATGGTTCTACATGCGTGCAATTAGATGGTTCTGACCTTGCGACTCCTGTTACTTCAGTAGTAGATACAGTGGTTGGTGATCGTGTTACGGTAACAATTAAGAATCATACCGCGATTGTTACTGGAAACTTATCGTCACCGGCAGCAAGAACAGATGATGTACAGAATCTGGAGAGTGATGTTAACGATTTGGTTGTTGATAATGCAACCGTCAAACAGAAACTTTCCGCATATGAAGCTGAATTTACAACTGCAAAAACTCAGTATTTAAGTTTTGAGAAAGCAACCGGTGATGACTTAACTTCTATTCATGCAACTATTGAAGAACTTGATGGTAAAACAGGAAACTTTGAAAGTGTTACCACAGAGAGTTTGGATGCTATCACCGGTCGTATTACAGCTTTAGAGGGTAAAACAGCCAATTTCGAAAGTGTTACTACGGAAAATCTGGATGCTGTCAACGGTCGTATTACAGCTTTGGAAGGTGATACCGCAGACTTCAAATCTGTTACTACTAATACGTTGCAAGCATTAGGTGGTCAGATTGATAATCTTTCCGGTGAGTATTCGGCGTTCAAGACTTCTGTATCAGACGAAATGATTACTGCAAAAGGTTGGATGGCGGAAGGTTCTATTGGGAATGCTCAGATATCCAGTGTAGATGCAGTAAAGATTAAATCAGGTACACTTGATACATCTATCGTAACGGTGGCTGGAAGCGATGGCAAGTTACAAATTGTAGACAATACCATTCAGATTTCAGATGACAGCCGTGTACGAGTTCAGATTGGAAAAGATGCTAGTGGAGACTACACGCTTGCTGTATGGGACAGCACTGGAAAACTGATCTGGGATGCTTTGGGTGCAACTGAGAATACCATCCAAAGGAAAATTATTCGAGATGCAGTAGTAGCTGATGATGCCAACATACAAGGCTATAAGTTGGATATCAACAGTGTCGTAACATCTATCAACGGTGCCACGACCAAGATATCCGGTACAGTTGTACTAGTTGGCAATAAGTCTCTTACCGTAGCATTATCTGAACAAACAGAAACCCTTAGTGATTACGGAGAAACCTTATCGGATCACACAACAAAGATTTCTGCAAATGAGCAGGCAATAAAGCTGAAAGTATCTTCCCAGGACTACGAGTCTTACAAACAGACAGTTGATGGGAAAATTCAAAATGCGGAAAGTCGATTAAGCACCGCCGAGTCCAGTATTACCACATTACAAGGCAGTATTGCATTAAAGGTAACCCAGACAGACATTGATACGGCGATAACCAATCTCCAGATTGGTGGGGCGCAGATTCTTCTTAATACGAACAGCGGTGTATTAAATAGCGGTGACATTACTAAAAATTGGTACAGTGCAAGTGGTGGAAACGGTACAGTATCTGTCAATACATTGGATGATTCACCTATTATTCTTCTGAAATACGGTTATACCATTACTGGGAATACTTCAGGTAATAAAGATATCATCCAAAAGAATGTGCCCTTCAAGAACGGTACGACTTATACTGCATCATGGTATGTCAAAGGAACATGCACCGTATTGTTTCGTATCTACAATCAAACCGATATTAAAGAACAATATAAATATACGAAAGCAATTAATACATCGACATGGACAAGAATGTCTGCTACGTTTACCGCAAACAGTGAATTTGAAAGTGATTCATGTTCTTATCAAATAGGACTTACCGGTTCAGGTGAGATTCAAATTTGCGGAATGAAACTTGAGGAAGGATCAAAGGCCACTTCTTGGTTACCATCTTCTGAAGACGTGGATAACTCCATTTCCGCTGTTGATGCTAAATTCTCAGATTATTCTACTACGACCCAGATGAATGCGGCAATCGAAGTTGCCAAGACGAACATCACAAGTACCGTATCCAGTACATATGCTACCAAATCAGAAGTGACCACAGTTTCTGGAAAAGTAAGTTCTCTGGAATCATGGAAAGAAGAAGCGAGTCAGAAAATTACCAAGGATGGAATTGTCGCAACAGTTGGTAATTATTATTCCACTCAGACTGATATCGATACAGCAGTAAATGGGATCGAGGTTGGTGGAGCACAAATTTTGCGAGGCACAAATAGTGTAACCGCTTTGACATCTTCCGGAGCATGGAGTAACGGAACTTGGAGAAATGCATCCGGTGGAACTGGTACACGTACATCGATATCCGTAAGCGATGCACCAAATCCTAATATTAAGCTTGGGTGGACGTTAACCGAAACAAGCGGTGCGGTTGATATTGCACAGGACAATGTACCAGTTAGCAATGGGCAAACTTATACTATGAGTTGTTATGCTAAGGGAACAGGAACTCTTAGATTACAATACGGAAAAAATCCATGGCCGTCTAAGACCTATGTTTTGTCAGACGTTACATCTTGGACAAAGTATAGCTATACGTTTGCTATTGGTGAAAAATCGGATGGTTCTACGAACGGTTCTACTAACATTTATTTTGGAAATGGAACCACCGGAACTATTCAAATTTGCGGGATGAAACTTGAGGAAGGATCAAAGGCCACTTCTTGGTTACCATCTTCTGAAGACGTCGAATCATCTGTTTCAGCAGTGCAAACTATCGCAACACAGACCGCCGATAAATTCACTTGGTTGGTTGCATCCGGAACAAGTTCCACTGATTTTACCTTAACTGATAGAACAGCAACACTTGTTGCAAACTATATTAACTTAAAAGGTGTAGTTACATTCTCTGGTCTTGATAGTACGGCTCAGGGGAAAATTACTACAGCTCAAAGTACCGCAGACACAGCAAAAAACAACGCTGCAACCGCACAGAGCACCGCAGACACTGCCACGACAAATGCTGCAACAGCTCAGAGTACAGCTAATTCGGCAGTTACAGCGGCTTCCAATGCTCAAAGTACCGCAGATACAGCTAAGACAAACGCAGCAACTGCTCAATCCACAGCGGATACTGCAAAAAACAACGCTGCCACAGCACAGAGTACAGCAGATAAGGCTACTTCAGCCGCTTCAACAGCTCAGTCGACAGCCGATAATGCAGCTACAGCGGCTTCCAATGCTCAAGCAACGGCAAACACAGCAAATGCAAAAGCAACCTATCAGTATGCGGAATGTACTACCGCCGCTGGTACCGCTGCAAAGACCGCAACATTAAGTGGTTTTACGCTATTTACAGGAGCAACTGTAAGTATCCGGTTTAATAACGGTAACACAGCAGCCAGTCCAACACTGAACGTAAACAGCACAGGTGCTAAGTCAATCGTTATAAACGGTACAAGCAGCCCGACTGCAGCACAGGCAGCATTGTCTGCATATGACACTTGTATATTTACCTATGATGGTTCTTACTGGAGATTGGTCGGAACTGATGCAACCGTTAGAACGGCGAATAATGCGCAATCGACTGCTAATACGGCTAAGTCAAATGCCTCGACAGCTCAGACAGCAGCAGAGGCGGCACAATCCACGGCTAATACAGCGACTACAAACGCTGCCACCGCTCAGAGTACAGCTAATTCGGCTACTACGGCTGCGGCAACAGCTCAGTCAACAGCAGATAAGGCTACGTCAGCGGCTTCAACAGCTCAGTCGACAGCCGACGCAGCGAAAACAGATGCTGCAACCGCTCAAAGTACCGCAAACACAGCGAAAACAAATGCAGCAACAGCTCAATCAACGGCAGAAAGTGCTCAGAGTACAGCTAATTCGGCAGCCACAGCGGCTTCCAATGCTCAAGCAACAGCCAACGCAGCCAAACCAAAAGTCATCACTACATTTACTGGAGGTGGCGACAGTAAATCTTATGCCTTATTAGCCACGATTACTACAAATAAGACGTACATCAATACTCCACTTATTATAGAGATAAATCAACGAGGGTATGGTTTATCTACTATCGAGATAAAGTGGACAAATGCCAATAATACAGACCCGACACTGGAATACATCCGGCACGACGGTGACAACACAATTTATATTTACAAAAGCGACACCGCGACCTGGCAGTTGTATGTAAAGAAGAGTGAAGCATGGGGCGTCATCACAGTAACAGATCTGATTAACATCAACGCACTGACTGTTACATGGACCTGTACGAATGCAGACTTACCAAGCAGTGGTTATGTGGCATCTGTCAAGAATCCAGATTCCATTTACAATGCTTATACCTCCGGAACCACAACCATTGATGGTGGCAAAATCACAACTGGAAGTATTGTTGCAAGTAAATTGTCGGTAACATCTCTTTCTGCTATTTCTGCAAATCTTGGTACAGTAACATCCGGTATCATTAAATCAACGAACTATTCCTATACATCTGGCAACTATACGGATGCCGGAACTTATATTGACCTGTCCACCGGACTGATTCGTACAAAGAATTTCGGAGTCGATTCCAGCGGTAATGCATATTTTAAAGGTTCCGGTACATTCAGTGGTGCAGTTACTGCTACATCTGGTAGTTTCGGAAAGATGACTATCACTAATTACCTTACCACAAATGCAAGTCGAACGTCATACAACCAGGCAACAACAGGTATGACCATCGATACAAATGGTATTGGTGCATGGGGAAGTTCTACACAGTATTGGAACATGACCAATGCAGGTAAACTTACCGCTACGGGCGTTGATATTAAGGGATCTGTTGATGCTACCACATTATATGCGTCTAATGAAATCAAGATTCGGAATACAGAACTTGATACAGTTCGAACGGTAATTACCTATAGCTGTCTAACCGATGACGACGATAATCCATCTTCAACACTAATATTCCTCGGATTGTCAGGTGGCAATACGGATGCATGGATAGGTTTTGATGAAATAAAGAACACGACCGCGACAGGTCATATTTGGTCAGGTGCTGCTCCATTCACTATTCCGAATCTGATTGTATCGGACAGTTTCCAATGTCTTGGCGGATCCGTATCCTTAGACGGTCACACCCACATAAACATTCAGGCAAGTAATAAAAACGGTATTGCTATTACATCCGGAGGTGATCGTGTTCTCCCGATGGTTGGTGGCAGTACGACAAGTGCCAATGCTCACAATCAGATAACTATCGGAAGTAGTGGTACCCGATTTAAAGAAATTTGGAGTGTTCAGGCATTAAACACCTCTTCCGACCGAAATCTGAAAACAGATTTCCATTCGTTCGATAAGCGATACGAAGAGGCCTATATGGATTTTGAGCCTTGTATATTCCGGTTTAAGAATTTCACCGATACGGATAACCACGACCGAATGCATTTTGGTTTCGTAGCACAGGACATTGAGACTGTTCTGCATAACCATGATATTACCAATCAGGAA